AACGGAAACATTAATGCTTTTTACTTCAATATCGTTCTCCTCCAAAAACTTATTGACAGACGCCTCGGCTTTTGCAGCAGTAGCCGCCGAAAAAATTTTAATTCTCATATTCATCGCTTATATTCTCCTTTGCGTAATTCATAACAATATCATTTTGTTTCCGGAATATCGGTTTTGAATATTACAACAACATCTTCTTCTCTTTTGCTGAAATAATACTCGGAATATGTCAGGTTAAAAACCTTGTCAAACTCCGTTCCAAGCCTGACATAACTGTTATACAAACAATGATCCCGCCCCATTATCATCACATGGACAGCATTGTAAATACCCAATAAACGGGATACCTCCCGCCCTATAATTTCATTCATTCATCTTTTCCTAAATAATCGTCCTGCCCGTAATCAGTTCCCAATGTCACCCACACCATCACAATGATGGCGGTCAGCCATATTGCAAGCAACACTCCGCCAATCAGCAGAACTATCGTTTCAAGATCCATATCAACCCCCGAATATACTTATATAACTTCTGACGGCAATCACGGTAAAAACCGCAACGGCAATTATTATCTTACACAATAATATCATCATACCAGTTTTTCCTTTCATTTCTGTGAGGATCAAGGTATTTCTCACAATGATAACGCCCTCTGGACACGGGAACTGTCAAGGCGTATTCCACATTCCATCCGGATTGCATCCTCACCCGAAACCTTCTGGGTTGAATATGCCATTTTCTGCACATAGCGGCAATGCTTTCAAATACCTCGCCCGTATGGTCTTTCACCCGTTTTCCGTAATGAGGCTTATACGGCGTTGTCAATGCTTTTTGCACGTCCCCTTCATACCGATCTAACCTTTTCGACAATGTTTTTAACGGCATCCCCCAGTGTTCAGCCATTTCAGTCAGGCTTCCAAACTCATGCCCTTCATGATCCCGACAGGGAATTTTGTTAAGACAGCCGTCAAAGTAAATCAGATCCTCCCGATCTTTAAATCTTTTAGTTCTCATGCAAAGTGTACTGTGACTCATTCCCCTTGCGTCAGCCCACTCAGTCCGAGTTACCGGAAACCCGTTTTCAGGATCCGTAAATTTCTGAGCGTATTTTACAGGTGTTGTCAAAGCCTCCTCAATCGACATGCCACGGGAACGTCTCACCCGATAATTATCAGCCTTTATTCCCCATGCTTTAGCCATGTCCGTCTCACTTTTAAACTCCCGTCCTGTGTGATCCGTTACACCGTGTTTGTGTGTAGTCAGAATCTTCTCTAACGGCCACTTATTCCTTGTCCGGTAATTCCATGCAGAACTGGAAACGCCCCAGAACTCCCGCATTTCCATGACGCTGTTAAACTTTCTGCCGGTGTGATCCTGACATGCACGGCAATGCTTTTTCAGTTCAAACTTATGATCACTCATAATTCTGAACCTCATCAACCCCGAACCGGTGAAAACCCCCGCCACACTCAAACTCAAACTCCTCAAAAAGAGTCTGTAAGGACACGCTCATATTTCCTATATGCACAAAAGTCTCCCCGCCGTTCCAGGTAACAATGGCGGTAATCATAAACTTTCCGCTCGCAATATAAGCAGAATCACCCGTTTTGCGGGAACGAATGTTTACAACCTGTCCTACTGAAAAGAAAGCCGAAAACTCAAATCTGTTATATGGTCTGTACATAATAAACTCCCTGATAGCTGTTTGATTTACTGTTGTCTGATTAACGGTTTGTTACCCGTTACTTTCCGACATCTTTCTGACATTTCTTCTTTTTACCGGTAAGTCCGTTGTTTTTCACCGGTGTGGTAAGTGCCTTTTTTACGCTCCACCCGTTATTGATCCGGTTTACCACCGCCCAATAACTGATATTCCATGCTTTGCACATATCTGTAAGGCTGTCATATTGTTTCCCTAAATGATCTTTTGAGGATACGTTGTTCAGTTTTCCTTGGTATTTCAGCAGATCTCCTGTGAGATTCTTTTTCAGCCTTGCCTGTAACCGTGATTCGGGAATTCCTATATATTTCGCCGCATCATAAAGATTGTAAAATTGCTGTCCGTCAATTTCTATAAGCCGTTCACGGTAATGAGTTCTTTTGCCTTTTGGTGTTGTCAGGGCTTTTTCCTGAGACCAGTGTAATCTCAGTCTCCCGTAATAAATATTCGGATCTATGTTGTGCCATCTGCACATAATCACCACGGTTGGGAATTCTTTTCCATTATGGTCTTTTACTATCATGTATAACTCCATATTCACACTGTTTAATTTTTCTTCAAAGCGTCTGCAAGCGTCATTTTCTGATAATTTATTCTGCACCACAATGTTGTGTATGGGATATTGTGATGTTCGGCACATTGTTTCAGACTTTGAAAAACCTGTCCATTCTCGTCCGTAAACTCCCGAATCCGATACCTTTTCGGACGGTCGTTGTGTTCCTTTGCCTTATATTTTCTCACCACGGGTTCCGGTAATGCCCGCCCTTTTTTATGGTGTTTCTTTACAAAATCATGCAGTTTCAGGTTCATAATCGTTACGTTCCTTCTCTTATTATCTCATTCCCTTATTTACTCACCCGTCAAAGCCTGTTTCAGCGTTTTATTCGCCCATCTGCGATGCAGAAAAGTATTGTAATTCACTCCCCATGCGTCACACATTGCCTGAATTGTCGGAAAACTCTGCCCGGTGTGATCTTTCACCGCCCGTCCCTTACACGGAATTTTCACAGCTTCTTCAAGTGTCATGCCGTTTTCAAGTCTCCCCCGTATCTGATACATCTCGGCGTGAGAGGCGATTATAACTTCTGAAAACTGCCGGTATTGTTTTCCCTCAAGTTCGTATTCTCCGGCATCGGATCGAAAGTTTTTCACTTTGCGTTTTCTTTTGCCGTGAATTGCCTTCTCCAGCATAAACTCCGGCTTTTTGTCGCTGTCATAATCACGCATCTTTGTCCCGCCCTATCTTTTTGATAATCTGTTTGCGGTTCAGCATAATAATACCATCGTATTTTTCACTGAAAGCATACACGCCGTAATCCGGTTCAAACAGTTTGTTTTTATCGTTTTCGGTCATGTACTTTATTTCCGCAAGCCAGTAATAAGGCGGGGAAAAACCGTCCTCAATATCGGAATAACACACAATAATGCAGTTTTCCCGCTCCTCGGCATTATCCCGTAACACGCCTTCAATTTCCCGCCATATTCCGTGTCTTTCTGACGGTTCCTGACAGATATTGAGACGGTCTGCAAGCTGAGACAGCCGTCCTTTCTGATTATGACTGAACATATACCCTCACTTGTAAATTACAACCCTCTGCAACGGGCTTCTTCTTCCAAATTCTGCCACTGACTCTGACACATTCTTTCCATAGCACCGTTTTCCACGGCACTATTCAAATCTTCAAACGCAAGGGCAAAAAACGCAATCTCATTCAAAAGATTATTCTTTCCCGCACATGCGTCATGAACCATATCAAACATACTGATTCCATTCCGGTCGTATTGAGCAACAATTTTTTTCACCCTTTCCGCACTTTCAAAAAACGGTTCGGTTTTAGCGTCTTTTTCCAGCTTCATTGTGCTGATCCATTCATCTATTGCCTTATCGCTGTTTAATTTGTCGGCAATAACATAGAGATAATCTGATTTATAAATGTATTCTTCTGCAATGAAATCCCATGCCAGTTCATCTTCCGGATATCTGAGATAATAGCGTTCAACCACGCAATTTCCGTCAATAAACAGATCGGCAACATTCCCCCACAGTTCATCATAAGCACGATCCGCAGTATCGTATTCATTGCAGGAAAAACTGAATTCGTCAGCAGGGTGTTTAACGGCGTACATGTTGGTCATAATAAAATCCTTGTTTTGTAGTTTGTTGGTTGTTTGATTGTTTGTTTAACTGTTAAATTCAACTTCTGAATTTAACCTCTGAACTTTGCTGTTCATGAGTTCATTATCCCGAATCCCCGAACGTCTTTCAACAACTTTTAAAAACTTATTGATGTTTTTATGAACCGCATCACAAATTAACAATAGCCTTTAACAGATTTATCATGCCGTTTTTACTGTTTCTTTCTTGCAGAAGTGTTTCAAGATCGGCGTAAAAATTCAGATACCGCATGTCAGCGGGAACCACCGCTTTCGGAGGAATGTCAAGCATTTTAGGCGGTACGCATGAAAGGTACATCTCCGACTGATCTTCACAGACTCCGTGCTGAAATGACGGTTTTCCCGACACTTGTTTCGCCAGATATGACGTTTTTCCCAGCATTTGCCCGTTACAGGTCATATACAGACATTCACGGGCGGGATAACCTTCAAGCATTGAATCAATAAACCGGAACAAATTAAAAGGCTCAAGTTGGTTATCTTCATTGACAACACCCACTGTGAGATCGATGTCATTCCGGCTGTCAAAAGTCAGAGCATACATAAACGCCCCGATAACATCATAGGGCGATACCGGATAAATCCATTCCCGCATAGCCTTGTTTGCATACCCGCATACAACCGGCACATTAACGGCGGTAAGGTTTTTAACCCTGTCAATCTCATTCTCAAGCGTCCTCCCCCTCACAACAGGAACAAACGGCAGAGTTCCGTACATCATGCCAATGTAAATACTGACAAACTTTGTATCGCAGTTAAAAAGGCTTTCTTCGCATATTCTGCTTTTGCAGAGTTTTTTGGAAACTCCGAGGTAAGACCAGTTCTCCATATCAAGGGAACACAGAGCGTCAGGGAACACAAATTTGTCAGGACGTGTTTTTGACGCAATCAGAAGGGTGTTTTCAAGGGTAATTATATTCTGACCGAACCGGTTTTTAAGTTCGTCATGATTCTGCTGTCCTGTTTTATCAAACGCTCCGGCACAATGGCAGATACCGGTAATCCGGCATTTCATATCCCGAATGATTTTAAGACAGCCGAGTGTATTGCTCCGGCTTTCAAGGTTACATTTAATAAAAACCGTATCTGACGGGGAATCGTAAATTTTTCTGAGTTTGTTCAGAATGTCAGCGGAGTTGTCTTTTACGTCAATTCCTATCAGGTTGTACCCCTGAGCGATTATGGCACTTGCAATGTGCAATCCGATATATCCTAAAACTCCGGTAACGATTATGTAATTTCTCATGAACAATCCCTGTAACAAACCCGAAAAATTATCACTAAAAACTTATAAAACAGTGATCATACCGCATTTTTCATATAGAATTTTGTGATCTGAGATTAAAATATACAATCTTAACAGTACAATATCTACCATGAAAACGGTTTTTTAATTATACTCTATCGTATAAAAATCTGTCATGACATACATAACTGATAACAGAGGTGCATACATGATACTGAAAATAGAACCGCAGGAATACAATGAAACGGAATGGATACGCAAACAAAGCAATCTGAGAACACGGCAGATTTCAGCAAAACTCGACAAAATCAACACCGCAATCAACGCAATCAATACGGCGTATGAGGATGTTGTGGAACTGTATCAGAAAACCGCATACGAACATGACGATCTTGCCGACATTGTTCTCGCCCGCATTGCACGGAAATACGGGCATATCTTTGATGTGTGGGGAGTGTTTATCAGCGAGGATATTATCGCCGTGAAGGATATTACAACCCGTTGCGACCGTTTTCGTGAAAAAATTATGAACAAAACTGATATAAAAACTACACGGAGTATAGACACCAACAAATGAGTGTGATACACTTCACACAATTAACATTTTGGTGGAATTTTATGCGAAATGCGGATTTTACGCTTGCATTAAGGAAAAAGTATGTTATTATTCAGACATCCGCCGGTAACAAAGCGTTATCATTTTTCGTACAACCGTGAGAACTGGTACACTTCGTTATATGGTATGTGATACCTCATCTAACTCCTAATTAAAAAAGATCCAAGAAAAAGGGTATGAGCACCAAACATACCCTTTCATGTTTCTGTTCCGTAATTCATATTCTCATTGTGATAAAATATATACATGTATTTCATTGCTATTGAGGACGTGGAGACAGATTCGGAACTTTCCCCACCGTCCGATTATTTTGTTACTACCGATAACACGATTCCTGAAAAGAAAATTTTAGCGTCTTTTGCGGAATGGGAGCTTATTTTCTACAAAAACTACTATCCGAACTACAAGACCATAACGTACAATATGTATCTGTCATTCATTGAATGGCATTATCAGTTTTTGCGGTACAGGTATTCAAAATGATCTATAAGTTTGACGGAAAGTTTATCGAAGGCGAAATATGGGCAGTAGCAACAAATTCAAACATGCTTTTCGCCCGCAATGAACGGGATCAGTATTTCTGTATCCGATCAGCCGAGGATCTTGAAATTCTTATCGGTTTTCAGAACGCCCGCAATATCTTCATCACATGGGACACTGACATCATTCGTTATCTCCGGCAAAAATTCGGTGTCTCTCTTGCCATTATCTTTATCCGCATGGCTGGCCTTGTTCGTAACATCCCCTATGATCTCGCCTGTATAAGAGCCGGTATTCTCAGAATACATACACCTCACCCTGATAATGAACTTGCATTAACAGCGATGAATCTTCTCACTCTGTATAAAAAGTTTCTGAAGAATGAGTGCAAAATGCTCATATCGTTAAGCCGTGAGTATCATAAGAACTTTTTACAGACAACAACCTCAGAAGTTATAGAAAAGCTAACCAGTCTTAAACCCGCATATAACCGCCCTACACTTGAATTTCATTATCAGCCGCCGAAATCACTTTCTTTTACCATGCCGTTGCTGAATCAGCTTTTATCGGACATTCTCTCTGCACCGTTCAAGGTCATAAACGGCAAAATAACTCATGCAAAACTCCCGCAAACCTTTACAATCAACAACACTGAAATAACGGTAGGTGTAGGCGGCATCCACGGTTTTTCGCTTGAAATAAACCGGAAATCCACCTCAGACAAACTTTTGCGGGACTGGGACGTTTCCAGTTATTACCCGTCTATGATCTGTTTTGATCCGGTTCTGAAATCAATTCTCGGTGATGATTTTGTAAATGAATATGACAATATCCGGAGAAAGCGTATTGCCGTAAAGAAAACCGATCCGGTACTGGCTAACGGTCTCAAACTGGTTCTCAACTCTGCTACCGGAAGATTAAACGATAAAAAGAGCCGCCTGTATAATCCGCAGGCTTACATTCAAATCACCCTCACAGGACAGCTTTATTTGCTCATGGTTGCGAATATTTGTTACGATAAAGGTATTCCATTCTACTCGCTTAATACTGACGGTATTACGCTTTTAGACAACAATACAAACATATCCAAACCGATCTTTGACCGTATGACGGAACTTACCGGACTCAATTTTGAGGATACGGTATTCACTCATTATTTTGCCCGTGATGTAAACAATTACTTTGCGATAAAAGAATCTGATGATAACGAAGTTCATATTAAAGGTAAGGGTGTGTTTAATTTTGATAGAAACATAAACAGAAATTGTAATAATCTTGCCGTGAACAATCTGATACGCTTGTCTTTAGACGGAACTAATCCGGCAGTACATATAGCAGAAATACCTATATCAGACTTTATTGACGTTGCCTGTTCAAATTCCACAAATGAACTTTTCCGGTTTTACCGTTCCATTTCTTCTGATGATTGTATCAGAAACAAAGCCGGACGCAAGATACCGTCAACCGATCATTGTGTGGCCATATCTGAATTTGCACAGGGAAGTGATATTAAAGAAGATATTGACTATGACTGGTATTTAGAAAAGGCAGAACTTCAGTTGAATAAAATTCTGCCATGTTTTATAAAAAATAAGTTACACAGTCTTTTTGAGTAAGGCGTAAGTAGGTGTGTAATTTGCCGTGTATTTCAAACCCTGATAAATTGCCAACTGAGCAATGCCCCGATTTTGATGATAATCTAAAGAATTGCCTTCATCGGCTAAATACCCAAGATAAAATTTTGTGAAATTAAAATGATTTGTGTTGGTTGCGGTATTACTTATCGCCAACGTGCCGTTAACAAATAAGTTTACAGTATACGAATCTCCTGTGCGTTTGATTGTGATTGTAAAGTCGTTAAGATTGTTCATTCTCAAATAGTTAGAACTATATGTATTACCGCTACTGGCAAAAAAATCAACGTATGAATGATTGCCGCCAATACCGGTGGAGCTCGCAACGCCGGTAATCAGCGCATGGGTGTCGTCGTATGTATACACACCATCGTCAATGATCAGGGCGTGTTCCGATGCGGTCATGGGAGAGTTGTTATTCATTCCAACACCGAGCAGCCTTGATCCCGTGGATCGTGATTCTGTGCCTATCCATTTCAAAAAAGACAGTGTAATTTCATCTCCATCAGCTAAAGCAAGGCAGGGTATGTCATAATACGGCAGATGGGACAAAGGTGCGGAAGTATTTAAAAAATACGTTTCGGCGCAGTTCAATGACGGCATGCTCGGATTGAGTTCTAAAACCGCTGATCCTGCTGAAAGTTCGGTCATTCCGTAATGCGTAAAGGTTCCGTCAACCTTTTCGGTTGCGCTGTTAATTACGCTCCACAAGGCAATAAGGTCGCTGTCAGCTTCTACGGTGTTATATGCAATACTTACCGATGATTCCGGAATATATGTCGGAATAGCCATCCACTTGGTTGAATCCCATGTTCCGGTAATCCCGCTTTCTTTTGCGATATAGGCCGTATTTCCGTTTGTTACAATGCTGTTAATATCGTAAACCAATGCCGGATCATATACGCCTTTTGCGATAAGCCCCCGGCTGACACATGTAAAATAAGTCGTATTTTCAGGACTGGTTCCGGCGGTTGCGTTTGCAATGCAGAGATACACACTGTTACTGTATAAGAATGTATCCCACACGGTATAAGCCGTGCTTGCAGAATACACACCTTTCCATGTAAAACCGATCTTTCCGATATTGACCGTTGTTGTGCTGGGCATTATTGTTTTTCCTCTTTGTTCTTGATTTTAAAAATCATACTGTCAATTTTATAAAAAATAAACGCTCCGATAATCTGACCTATGATAACATTAACTGAGAACGGCACATCATAATATTTCATTATCAGCATAAATGGCAACATAATAAACCCGCTGATAATCCATCTTATCAGATAAACAGCGAATTTAACCGTCAGAAAATCTTTGAACATTGTGTTCCCACATCATCTATATAAGGCGAACGGGTGATAATGGTATAAAGACTGTTATCCTGAGTAAACATCTGCAAATAATTAAACCCGTTTGCATTGTCAGACAGGCTTATCGCCCTGAAATTCAAAAAAGACTGCATCCAGTAGGCCGTTCCGTATGCCCACCCGCTTGATCCGGAATACTTGTCAGGAGCAATGCCAGTTACGGATACCCCGCAGATATAAAGAGAGTTATGCCATGTTACCACGTCAAGAGGTTTGTATGTTACAGTTGCGTCATATTCGCCTTTAAACCTCAGTTGCAGATTAACCTTTTTGCTCGCCGTTGTCATGCTACACCTCGTATGTTCTTATGAGATAACCCGCATCTTCTCCGGTTCCGGCAGAATAAGCCGTGTGATAATCGGACGGGGTTGTTACTTCAAGTTCGCCGTTTACAATGGCAAAGGTTGTCGGATTTCTTGTGTTCATTGTCACAGTAAGCTGTCCGGTTGTCAGGTTCATTCCAAACTCCATCACAAGATCCGGTAATTCACCCTCAAACACCACTTTTTGTATGCTGGCCACACTGTCTCTTTCAGACCACACTTCAATTTTAGCATAATCCTCAATATCGCACGGTACAATGATATCGTAACTGCTTGTATTCGGAGACACGTCAGACACGGAATAAATACTGCCGGAACGGTTGCTGATGCCGACTTTGTAAACCGTACCCGTTTCAACTGCAACCCCGTCAGTGTCAATCCACAGCATGTAATCATCAGCGATCTGAGTGAGACGGTTCCGGTTTTTCCACGTCATATTACCCCGATAATACCAGTCAACTGCTCCCATTTGCGGGAAAAATACTCCGCCGATCTTCACACATGCCGGAGGATAAGGACGGTAGCAACGTGCGTCAAACACCACATTCTGAGTATTGGTAGCCGTCAGATCGGCAAGTGTGTTTCCTGACATGACAGCAACTTTGATCATGTAGTTTTCACCGCCGGTAAACTCATCATCATTGCAGATTGAACTGTTATTCAGATTTGCAATAAACAATACCGCACCGGGCTTATGTATTGTGGGAACGGTATCAAACAAACCACGGCTTATCTGAACGGTTTTGTAATACGGATCGATCTCCCCGATTCCGACAATTTCATCATCAATAAATCCGACACACCCGTCTGCCACCGAAACAGAACTCAAATTACTGCCGTTTTCATATCTCATGGACGTTGTAAGCTGGGAGATCTCATTCACAAGCACACATGACGGAACAAAATCTTCTTTGTTTACTGATCCGATATAATTAAAAGACGTGCCGTTTGAGGTAAGATATTCCTCGGCAGAATCAACCTTGACGGTGTTGTATGCAGACACGAACACCCCCAGTTTTCCGGCGGTTTCATCATCATTCAGCATACTGTCCGGATCCTGTTCAAGTTTGTAAAGAACGTAATAAGGAAGCTCTGTTGCTTTTACATAATCAAAGTTTGTAGTGATTGCGGGAGCGGTAATCACCGGAGTTCCACCCGCAGTATAACCAGCAGAATCCGGCATAAAGAATTTGTCCTGAACAAGTTCCATTTGCACATTATTGCTTGAAGAACCGCCGTAATTGATTTTCAGGATTCTGAATACGGAGTTTTCAATTCCGAGATGCGGGAAATCAAGTATAATACAATCGCCGAGATTAAGCGTTCTGCCCTGCAAACCCACAGTAAGCGAACATGTTAAAAACTGACTGGCGTTTTCATAAAGATCCCTCTGAGCAAGTTTTACGGCGGTATCCTTCCAGTACACATACGGATAGTCGAAATCCGCATTTATCGGTTCACCCTGCTGTTGAAGAAGGGCAAGATCCTGATAAACAAGGCTTGCGTCCTCACCCGTTTCCCAGTTTTTGTATTTGATTGTTACCTGATTTACACATTCGCTTAATGCGGTTCTTTTCACGTCTTTGATTTCAAGAACGTTGTCTGAATTAAACGTCAGGAGATCATCAGTATCGTAATCGTCCCTGAAAAGTTTTAATTGCACAAGACCGGTGGATCTGTCAACTCTTAACACGCCGCCGATAATCCTCAGCACATCGGAAATAAAATCGGAGACTTTATCATCGGATTCAAACACAAAACTGATACCTAACTGTTCGGCATAAAAGGTATCAGCCGCCGCCCGAAAACTCATATCATCAATTACACTTGCGTCCTTGCCGAGTCCCCATACCTTGCTGGTGATGGCTTCTCTTATGGCATGAGCGGGGTTGTAATCAAGCTGTGAACCGTCATAATCGGCAAGTTCAAAACTTCTGACAAAGCGGATCACATAAGTTCCGCAGAACCCGATCATGTAGGATCTTGTCATGACAAAGCAACATTCCGTATCTTCTGCATACGGTAACAGACTTTCATACGTTCCGATCACAACATTTTCAAGGTTTTTCTGAGAGGTGGTATTATTGATTCTGACAATGACATCATCGCCGTTATGAACCATAAGATAGGCAATACCCTTGTCGGTATCAACACCGAACGCCAGAACCGTATCGCCTGAATCAAACGTTCCCTGACTTGCGTAAAACGTCATGCCGTATCCGGTATTTGCGGTATTGTTTACCGGTTTTACACCTTGAACCGTATAATTATTTCCTGATTTGTTTCCGCAATAACAGGCACGACCGTCAGTAAATACAATGTAAGAGGATGCAGAAGTAGTGTTTCCGAAATTACCGCTCACCACATTGTAAACAGTTTCCCGTCCGAAATGTCCGGTTTCTCTTGCTTCTTCAACACCCAGTACCCAGTTTAACTGTGTTCCGGTGCTGTTGTCTGTCGGTCTTTTGAATATCCAGTAGCCGTTGTTGTAGCTTATATCCGATCTTGCGTTTATTGTTCTCGGAAAATCTGTGAGATCGCCTTTGATCGGTTCGTTGGTGTAAGGGGAGTTGGTGAAGTAGGTATCCTTGTCATAATAAGTCTGTCCGTAAACCGGAAGCAGAATTTTAACCGGAGTCAGAACTTCTGTATAGATCACACCTCCCCAGCCTTCCTGAGTGAGTGAATACCGGTTGTGTGTATAAGTCTGCCCCTTTCCGGAAACAACCGAAAGATCCTTTGCGCTGAACGTATCCACAGTAGCGGATTGCCCTTTTTCAAGGGTGGTGTAGGTATCGTGAGTACCCACAGCATACCCGTAAAGTTCATCGGTTCCGAGATTACTGGATACGCGCCAGTATTGCCCCGTGTTTTTCTTTGCCTGTAAACGGGAGCCGTCAGAACTGCTATCATGAGCAATGGTGGCTTTTTCCCGATACCAGTTTTCGGAATAATCGTAATTACATAAGGTGCTTTTAATTCTGAAATGCCACGGTTTTGCATAGGGAGACTGCCCGATATAGAAATCTTTAGCCACTATGCTGAGAATACCCCGACATGCAGAAACAAGTTCTTTTGTTTTATCCGCAAGGTATTGAGATTTTTCCTGGAGAAGATAACCGAATCTTGCCTCGCAGGATCCGGAAACACCGCCTTCGGATTTATCCCCGCCAAAAAGGTTTGGAGCGTCTATACTGAAAATTTTGCTTTGAGTTATAGGTTCGTTATAGGCGAGTTCATCATTTATTTTGATACTGACAATAGCGTCCACAGGAGCCATGCAGATCGCCTGTTCAAAGGTTGCGTAATATTTGACGGGGGTGCTTCCCTTATTCTTTTTGCTTCCCATATATCCCTCATTCTTCGGAAATATCCGCACTCATTGTATCTGCAAGGTTATCCGCATCGGTGGCAAAATCATCAAGGGTGTCCACCCTGATAAGCTGATTAACATAATAGTCATTCGGTAATGTGTCAGAATCTACCCCGTGCCTCACAAAACTTTTGTAATCCACGCCGTTTCTTTTGCACCATTCCTTTACGCCTTTAAGACAGTATCCGGCTTTCCGGCAGGACTCAACCGTAATCAGCATAATTAACCTCCGGTAGTGTAGGAATCAACCCACGCCGTGATCTGAGAACTTGTAACCCATGCTGTTCCTCGAACAACTGCAATCTTGCGTCCTTCTTCCGAAGTGGGTGTATCCACATCAGCATTGTTATTGCTTGTTTTCGGAGTTTTCATGACAAGACAGATCGCCACAAGTGCCACAACCAAAGCAATTACCGCAATTATCCCCGCTGTTCCCATTTTATCACCCGTTCTTCTGTTCGTTCACATAATCCCGCATTAACTGAGCGTTGTCTTTAAGGTTTGTCTGAGCCAGCGGGTTTCTTTCAGTCGGATTTTCCAAAGGCAAAAGCGTAAACCCGCCGTAATTATCATCGTTGTTAAATCTGTTTCTGCAAGTCTCAATGGTTCTGTCGCACCCCTGATAGACCATAACGGTGGCATATCCGTCAACGGGTTGCAGATAACTTGCATAAACAGGACGTGAAACAGTGATTATGTTGTTTTCGTAATCAACCATACGAATAAAAAATAAAGCCTTGTTAGGCATAGAAATTATACCACCATCAATGTTATCGGGTAAACTTGCGGTGCTTTTCAAACGATAATCATCAATTCTTGTCCAGTTGGAAACATAGCTTATATGAGCATGATCTTCTTTGTTTACCTTGCATTGTTCACCGTACAGGGCGAACGGGCATTGTCTCTGATAAACAAGTCGCATTGCTCCCCTTTGCGTGTCATACAGCACATTTGTGAATGACAGGGTAGCCTCTTTAACCGAAAACTCTATTGTACTTAACGTTCCGACAAACTCGGTTTCCACATCTCCGGTTGCCACATAATACCGCAGAATTTTCAGGGTTGTCAGATAAGCGTCATACTGTTTCAGGATACTCTGAATGTAATCGGTCTGAACGGATATTTTGACCGAGCATTTACTTTTTGTAACCTCGTCAGAATCATGCTCCAAAGCGTCATGAGACACCGGAACCGCACTGTAAAGATTATCATCGTACAGAAGATCCCGATTGGCATTGGTGTAAAAATATTTTTGTTCCCCGTTGTCAACGGCATAAAGAAAAACCACTCTTGCAAACATAACCCGTCCTTATTATTCTGTTATCTGAACCGCCGGAAGTCTTTCATTCTGCAATTTTGTCATGACCGCCTCGGCGTCAAAATCTCCCTGATAATGTTCGTTTTCATACGCTTTTATACAGGAAATGTATCTTGACCAGCCGTTGGCCTGTCTGTTACCGCCATAATACAAAGTCCCCCATATTGCCCCCTGTCCGGTTCCCGCCTGTTCCATAAAATGCTTGCAGTAATACTCAATATAACCCTTAAACAGACTTGCAATTCCGCTGACATTCCCCGAAAGTCCGTCAGCGGTAACGTTTTTGCGGTTGTATGCAAATTTTGATTTGTACTGATTCCACCATTGTTCAACGGTCTGATATTCCTTGCCGTTTATCCACACCTTTTCGATCTGCTGAATACTTGAATAGGCGTAATACCCGCCACTGTTAAGAATATTTGTCATAGAAAACTGTACCACCACATGAACCGGATTCACATTTGGAGACATATCGGATCTTTGCGGGGTGAGGTGTATCTGATACGGATCAATGCCACCGGGTTCGGGTATGATGTCATCACGATAACCCAGTACATAATTGTTCTGATTTATTCTCTGATTCCACTGAGACCAGTAATCACATCCTGATCTGACAACAAGCCCAAAAATTTCGTAATAACTTGTATATTCCGAATTTGCAGGCACTTGATAATCGGAATACAAATCATAATTTTGCAACGGCCCGATTTCCATGCTCCACATCTGCATGTGCCGTGAGTCATACTGACATGTATCTCTGTAAGCAGAACGGTCATATTCCGCAAAACAGAAGTTTACAGGCGGGTTCACCACAAATTCCACCTGTTTGATATGGTGTTCGTTAAGCCAGCGTGTCATGTTTTTGGGAACCCGCAGATCTCCCGGAACTTCGGTTTTTCCCGAATCGCCCAAAAAGTCTATGCTGAACTGATAATTGGTGTAATAAGCACTTCCTCTGAAATAAAGCGAATTTCCCGTTCTGAGATAATCAAGGTTGTTATTGGAAGGCACAACTGCAATATTTCCGGCTCTTAATATGGTAACATCATAGGGCTTGTAATCCCCGTCAGATACACTGTACCGGATTGCGCCTATATCGTTTACCACATCATAAGTCTGTGTTCCGGCATTATATTCCTGATGGCTCCCGATCCGACTTTCAAAAAGCACACCTGTACGGTTAGGATAAACATAAAACCACCCATGTCCGGAGACTCCGGTTTTAGGATCGGTAAGGGTAACGGTATATAAGGTGTTTTCCACGGGATACTGAATCTCGGTTTTCTTGCTCCCGTCAGACCATGTTTTGTTGCAGATGTCCACCTCGGTACATTGTTTGAGTCCGAGGAAATACGGTGCAAACGGGTGAACGCTTTCAATGTTTTTCAGGGACAGTATTTTTGTATTGCTCAGATTATGCGTACCGTATTCCATCGTGAAATGAACGGTATGATAATCCCCTAAAGTCCACTCATCTGCCACCGTATAAGATTCGTCAACCGTGAGACATTCTTCAACGAGTCTTAATCTGTGAAGATAATATGTACGGGAAGGAAGATTAGTGCCTTTTCTTAAAGCCAAAGGATACACACTGATTTCACCCGTTTCATTCCTCGCCATGTAGGTATCAAGCGGAGTCATGGCGGATCTGACACCATTAACGTATGTTACAATTTTGTTATCCTGACTGCTGACGCCGAGAGCAAAGGTTAAAGGTTCGCCGATATTGACGTAAACACCGCTCCCCATGTTACATGCCTCAACCGTGTACTGCCCGCCTGAAATCAGAATGTTTACCATAATCCCCCGCAACGGGAACATACATTGTTTTGTCCACGACTGATCATCACTGAGAACCATTGTGAACTCAAACCAGAAGTCATGGAACATCTGCATTTCAAACCGGATATTCGGGTGTAAACACCAGTGTGTGCTGTTTGTGATTGCGAGTCCGGTAGTATTTTTGGTGTATGCGGGACTGGTGTTATTTCCGGAAAGCACCGGTTGATCTGCTGTAATTTCCACAGCCCGTCTGACACGGGGCGAATTTCCGGTTAAAAACTGAATAACGGAATATGTATCATAAGTTAATCCGGAAACACCGTTAAGAAAAGTCTGTCCCATTTGATCATTGTAATTTTTGAAATCCACAATGCATACTGTTGCATTGTCAAATTCACGTAATTTTGTCAGGGAATAATCATTGAGTTTGTATTCACGGTTCATCACCGACATTTCACCGGTATAGACATTTAAACCTTTTGCAAGTCTGAACTGCTGAACCGTACCGCCTCTTGCAATCTGATATTGCGGATAGTTTATTGCACCGTCATAATCGGTGGTTCCGGCAAACCCGTGCTTGAATAAATCCCGTGAAGTCCCGCATAAAAGACCGTCACACAGGAAATACAATTTGCCGTTATGCCTTTGCACCGCCCACTCATGCCAGCCAAATTCATCTCCGAACCACCGGTTCATTTTCATGCTGATTTCAATATATCTTGTATTACCACCGGGACGCTTTTCCGCTTTGAGACAAATCCAGTAATACCCGTTTTTTCTGAAAAGATGAATACAGTAAGACGGCGTGTTACCGCTTAACAAATACCTTTCGGCATTTCCTTCGTATTCATCAAACTTGCCTTCCACCTGAAAGACAAAATCATCATCATCACCGATCAGGGATTTTCCCCATGCAGGTTTAAGAATCCATGAGTTTGAGCCGGTTACATCTTTAACGGCATAGGTTCCGTCATATTTTCCGGGAACGATAAAATTTTGCCAGTCATAATCGTTGTTTACAATCTGATACCCCGGGGCGTTGGTATTTTCAAAAACGTACCCGTTTTCCGTAACCTTAAACAAATAAACCGTATTAACATCTCTTACCCTTCCCCATGTATCATCATAGTTTATCAGGGCAGAATCATAAAAGTCGGTTTCAATAAAACTGACATCGCAGTTCCACACGGTTTTATTATCGGCTGACACACCGGCAGAACCGAATGTAACAGAATCATCGGCAAGCCGGACAAAGTAAAGGATCTGCACACTGTCAATATCCTTGTATTTAAAGGAAAAAGATTCTTCAAGAACAAGAGTGATAAACTCGCCGGAATAATCAGATTCGACCGGATCGCCATTATCGTCCTGCAATGCGATTACATGTGCATAGTTAGCAGTTTCATCAGTCTGAATGACAATATACGGCCTTGCTGAAAAGTCGTGTTTATTGTTGCGTATGCGCAAATACGAGCCAACTGTATCACTTGCGTTTCCCGCTTTCTGAAAATCAGCCTGACCGGACGGCATAAAGCATGAATAAGTCATACCCCACCGCCTTTTGATAAAGTTTCTGAACTCCGGAAGTTCGTTTTCCTTGCAGAATACCGTCACCCCGAAAGAGTTATACATGCGGTCAAAAAAGGTAAACCGATCACTTACACCTATTTCGTAATCATTCTCCTGAACCGTCTGCCCCGCCTTTACGGTTACTTCGGAACTGTCAGAAGTCACACTGAATCCGCACCATACATCATGTCCGAGATATTTCGTGTTCCAGTCGGACACGGCAGAAAATACCGGTCTCTTTGCTCTGAGTGTGAGATTGACCGCATAACACAAACTGTTAGCCTGTGTTATTTCGGGTTCACCCACAACCTCACACGGAAACAACGGCATAAGAACCGCCGAATCATATTCTACCGTGCTTTCAAATATCAGATTCCCGTTTCTGACGGTTACTTCAACAACCGTCCATACCGCATCGGATACATACAGAACGCCGTATTGAGTTTCCGCAAAGTTTGTCATTGTTACCGGAAATTCGTTATCCCCACTGACTATTGTATTCAGTGCATGACCGGCTGACCAGTCGGGAACCCATACAGATCCCACATTGCCCGCCTTATGGATTTGGCTGTTAAGGTTCAGTGCTTCTTTCAGATCGGATACAAGAAAACTGTACCCGAACGACATGCGGGGAATATCCCTCTGAGCGATCCTGTCCTCTTTGTTTCCGTAACTTGCAAGCACATCGGTTTTGTATTCATAGGTTGTACTTGCGTTCAGTACCGGTCTTTTTATCAGATAAAAATCAGTCATGACATTCCCCGATTGTTTGATTGCCCTATATATCCTGTATGTGTATATACTATCACATGAATAAACCTTATAATTATACCTGTTTTGCAGAAATAAAAAAAGGGCGGTCTTCCGCCCTCATATCAACCTTTCATGCGCTCATGTGATCACGCCGTTGTTACAATCTGTTTCACGGTTTTCGGATTATGCCGAATCGTATTGAGAATCGCCCTTTGTCCGTCAGGTGTGTTCAAATACGCCTTCAGCATATCAGGATCTACCATGTTCACAATGCTCACGGAATTGCCCTGAGAACTTGTCTGAGAACCGCCGGAACTGCTACCGCT